CCGTCTCCAGCGGCGCGCTGACGGAACAGCCAAGAGTGCCGAAACCATCTGCCACGAGGCGCACACAATCCGTCTTCCGCGGTTGCGAATAGGTGACCTGAGCCCACTGTCCATCGGAGCGCAATAACCAGTCTCCGACACGCACTTTCGCTGCCCGGACATGCTGAGGGCGCCCTAGGCGCTCTCGACGAATGACCCAGGCTGTCCGCAGGGCGCAAGGCCCTCCACCACTGCCGCCACCGGAACCGCTGGTGGGAAAACTCACCGAAACGGCGGCAATGTAGACGTTCCCGTTGTTGTTCAGCGCGTTGAGAATGTTTGTCGAGGCGTTGAGTGTGAGCGAGCCACCTGCATGGTTGGGGTCGGTGTAGTAGAGGTAGTAGGTCGTCGAGCTGCCAGCGCTACCCGAGACGGTGACGCTCGCCGCGTTGTAGCCAATGGCGACACTGCCTGCCTGCAGCGTCGCCGCGGAAGCCGTAATCGTGGCGCTCGTCGTGGTCGATGTGTACGACAATGACATGCCATTCCATCCGCTCCCGTAATTGGAGAACGTGATGGCCGGAAGGTTGCGCTGGTCGCCAATCTGTAAGCCGCTTCCCGGCGTGGCGAGTGCCGTGCGCTGAATGTCCACCTGTGCGAAATAGCCGGTGCTCGCGTTCGATCCCGCCGTGATGTTCTGTCCGACCCATGCGCGCGCCTTAATGCAATTCGCCGGGACTGTGGCGAGACCGCTCACGGCTTGCCATCCCTGTCCAGCAGCCAGCGTGCAGGCGGCTACCCAATGCGCGGATCCGCCCGTGTCGATGCATTCCAGGCCGAGCTGGAGAGCCGAACTACCGGCCGACATCCAGGCGCTCATGAAGATCGCTTGGGCGCCACTGACGGTGAAGTAGTTGGTGCCCTCGTAAGTGTCTCTGGCCGTTGTGACGGCGCCGGCGGTGAATTGCATCCCGGAGGGATAATTCAACGCCAATGCATTGCCGTCGTTTGCGAACCATGTGCCCAGGGAGCTATCGCTGAAATCCCCGTGTTGGCAGAGATTCGCGCCGACGGCCTGCGGCTGCTCTTGGATGTTGCTTCCCCACGTCGCCCCCACCGTCGCTCCCGACTCGGCGGCCCATTTGCGCGTGCTGCTTTCCGGCAATTCGTCCGCGGTCGACGGCTGATAGTTCCACGAGAAGTTGGCAAAGGTGTAGTAGCCAGCCGGCGTGCTGGTGGCATAGCCGCCGCTCGGGCCAAGTGTCACGAAGGCAGCATTCGAGGGCGCAATGGCCGTAACGACGAGCTGGTATTGACCGTTGCCGCTGACCTGGCTGCTGGTTGTCGGTGCGCCGATCAGGCTCTTGTTGATGTCGTAGAAGGCGATGAACATCGCCGCGGCACCATTCGGTGAGCCCACGCCGCGGCATTGTCCTTGCGCCTTGATGACCTGTTCCGGATAGCAAGGCATCAAAGTGTTGTCGAGCGTGGACGTGACGCCGCTGACCTTGTGGACGATGTACGTCGAGGTGCCTCCGTTCGGGCCATTCGTGCCGGTTTCGCCGTACCAATTTGCCGATTCACTCGTGGGAGCGCTCGTCCAGCCCAGCATCCCCTGTGACATCGACAGGTTGATGATCTGGAGATCGTTGACCTGCGTCTGCACACTCGTGACATTCGTCACGATGGCACTCACATCGGTTCCGGTGCTGTTGAAAACGTCGCTGTAGGACGACCAGCCCGAGGAAATCAGCGGTCCACGGGCACGCGCCCGGTAGTAGTACGTCGAACCGTCGGTGAAATGGTCCGTATACCCCGTGGTGGTGGGCCCTACCTGCGCAATCACGGCCCACGGACCCCCGGAGGCCGTGCTGCGCTCGATCGTCGTACACCCCACGGCCGCGGGATTGGTGTTGTTCCATGTGATGCTCACGCCATCCGCGACGCCCTGCGTGGCAAACGAGGCGGGTGGCGGCGGAACGTCCGGCAGCTCCGCATTCGTGCCGACGACGTACGTGTAAGCCATCTCCTCGGCCAGGGTGCGTGGAGTGCGCCCAAAGCAGTTGATGGAGACGAACTTGAGATAGATCGTGGTGCCGATCAGGGAAGGATCGATCGGCATGCGGTAGATGGCATCGTCCAGGCGCACGAAGGGTGCTCCCGCGGCGTGCCCCACATTGCCGGTGCCGTAGGCGCCTCGCCGGAGGTAGCTCAACTGATAGGTTTCGCTCCCGGTAAGCGTGGCGCTCTCGTAGCTGACCACCTCGCTGTCGACCATGGCCAGTGTGACGAAGTTGTCGGCATCGGCTTGGGAGCCGCCCAACAGTTCGCCGGGCGCATAGAGCTGTACCGTCGGCGTGTTGGTGGTGTCAGGGTCTGCGCTCGCCACGGGGAGCGCCGTCCCCAAATCGCCATAGGTCGCCGATTGGGCGGTGGTGCCGACGTAGTAGTAACTGCTGCCGTCATGGCTCAGGTAGATATCCGCAGCGCCCCAGAGGGCATTCGAGCCGTTCACCGCGACGCCGATCTCCGGCGTGTTGTTCGACGCGAGGAAGCCAGGCATCCGGAAGAGATACGGAGCGTTCACTGCCCCGGGGTCGGCATTCGGATCGATGGTGCTTCCGCTGTTCGGCTGCGTGTTGTAGATCGCCGAATGGCCGACGCCCTCCGGAAACTCCTCGGCCGTGATCGAGAGGGTGCCGTTTTCATCTTCCGCCACCTCGGTGATCCGCACCGGCGTCAGGTTCAGGCCCGTGACGGGATCGGTGAGCGTCACGATGTCCATCGGCTCCAGCATGCAGTAACGCCAGCTGAGCTTGAACTCGTAGGTGTTGCGGATGAAGAACGCGCGCTGCACGAGGTTCTGGGCGATGAAACGCGCGACACTCGCGGCCATCGCCATCTCGCAGTCTTCGGTGTCGTCCGCGCGCTGACCGTTGGTGATGATGTCCTCGTCGATCGTGCCCACCTCCACGCTGTCGTGGTAGGTGTTCGCGCGATCGGTGTACTGCACGCGCACCATGTTCATGGCGGTGGCAGGCGACTTGCGCGTGACCTGGACCGGCGCATCCCCTGGGGTGTCGATGATGAAGTCCGACGTGCCAAGGTCGAACAGCGGGGACACGTTTGGCGTGTAGGTCACGCCGTTGCCGGTGACCGTCGTGTCGCCGTAGGGAGCTACCTTGAGGACGCCTTCGCTGAACCAGCCGGCACTGTTGGTGTACTTGAGCAAGTCCTCCAGCGTGCTTTCGGCGGATTCCTCCTGATCGTAGATCGGCGAGATGAAAAGCCCTGTGGCCACGCAGTAGTCGCGGTACTGCGTCAGGTCGCCCACCCATGGGAAGCTGATGCCGTGTTGCGAGTTCGTGCAGATGTCATTGAGGATGGCGGAAGGCTCTGCATCCACGACGCCGGAGCCATAGATGCAAAGCCCCTGCACTTCGAAATTCCAGTCGGGCAAGCTGGCGCTGGAACCGAGACTCAGATTCTGGACGCTCGCCAGCGCGGTCTCGGTATAGCCAAGAGAGGCGGCGCCGCTCAGATGCGACCATGGCGCCTGTCCCTGCGTGCCGAGCGCTGTCACGGCGCCGACGGACGATAGGCTCACCGTCGAGGTGCCATTCCAGACGGTGCCGATGCCCTGGATGGGGCCTTCGCACAAGGCGAGCTGGAAGCTGGCAGAGTAGGTGTAACCCGTCGTCGTGCTTCCGCCGCCCTTGCCGCCCGTCTTGGTCTTCTGCGCGGTCGACTTGAAGTCCCCGTACCAGATGCACGTGCCGGCGGTCTTGTTGGTGCCGTAGATCACCGTCAGCGGCGGTCCGTACTGCGCAGAGGTGAAATCGATGCCCATGGCCTGCGTGGGCGTCGTGGCTGCGGTCCTGGCGCTGCTTCCGCCGAACAGGTTAGACACTGCGAAACCTCCAATACCCACCGATGCGGTCGTGCCAGCGACGGATGTCGCAGCGCTCCACGCAGCCGGCGTGCAGATCGGCGTGCACCATCACGCCGTCACCGATGACGATGCCGCCATGCGCAAGGCAGCGGCCCACTTGAAACAACACCAGGTCGCCGGGTTCCGGCGCCTCCACCCGATCGGCGAAGCGCTCTACCCAGCCGCGATAAATCTCTTCGGAGCGGTGCAACATCCAGTCCGGCGCATAGGGGCGCGGATCGAGATCGGCCGGAAGGACGCCCAGCGCCGAAAACACGCGCAAGGGGAGCATCGCGCAGTCCACCCCGACGCCCTTGATGTCGGCCTCGTGGTGGTACGGCGTGCCGCACCAGCTCAACGCCTCCGCAACGATGGCGTCACGACTGGGTGAAGCTGCCACTCTGGCCTCCCGGGCCGCGCGCGATGCCACGCAAGCCTGCGCCGCCCGCGCCGCCCGTGGTCACGGGTGGCTGCGAACCCTGGCCGCCTACCTCCAGCGTCTCAGGGGTCGGCACGTAGGGGAAGCCGCGGAAGTGCGTGGTGTTATTGAACTTGCTTGTGCAGGTACTCTGCGTCTTGTCGCAGCCCGGGTAGGCCGTGAAGGTGTCGCCCACGGCCGGCACCACACCGGTGGGATAGATCAGGGTGATCTGGCCGTTCGCGTTCGTATACGACTTGACGGGGCACACGAGGCCGTTGTTTTTTCCCGAGGTCCAGACGACGCTCCCAAGCGCGAACCAGCCATCGGCCTGCGTGAGAGTGGTGCCGAATACCGTCAGTGTCGGCGAGCCTCCGGCGGAAGTGACTGTCCCCTCCGCGGCATAGGTGGCCTTCGTGAGGCCGCAGCCGGCGTCGAAAAGGCAGTGATTGCACTGCGGCAACACATAATTGCTCGGGAAGGTGGTCTGCAGATACGCCAGCATGTCATTGACGGTGAGCGCCACCTTCCCGGCTTCCGTCTTGCATTGCCCCACGATGCCGACGAACAGGTTCACGACGCCATTCACGACTGGATTCGACCAATCGGGCGCCAAGGCCTTGTCGATGCGCACATTGCAGTTGTCGAAGCCGCCGGCATTGACGAACGCGGCGGGTGCCACGCCATTGAGCAGCGTGCTCGCATCGAAAAGGATGTCGATCTCCATCTCGTTCGACTGCAGCCCGCGGGTGCACGACCATTGCCCGCGGTGAAAGCCGGGCGCCGAGTCCAGGAACGCGGCCTGATAGGTATTGCCGTCATACACGATGTTGATCTGCGCCGAGGTGTAGCGCAGCACGACGCCGCTGGCGAGCGTGAAAGTGTAGAGGTCGGCTTCCACCAGGGTGGCGTTGTCCTCCAGCATGCTGAGGAAGTCGGCCGACACGCTTTTCATCGCACGGATCTCAACGTGATGGTGGTGGCCTCGTACATCTGGCTCATGAATTGTCCGATCTCGATGTGGTCGTCCTTGAAGCGCACGAGGTAGTAGTACTGGCCCGTCCATGTGAGCGCCGCGCCGCTGGCAGGCGCATTCGTGAAGGTCACGAGCCCGGAGGCGGAGACGGATTGAGGCGTGGTGGCCGTCCCGGCGACATAGATTGTCGGGGCGCCATCGACGCCGGCCACAGGTTCTTCCCAGTACCCACCGTTGGATTTGATGAGCTGGAAGGCCTTCGTCGTACCGTCGCCCGTGCCGAAGCCTTGGCCGCTCACGGCGCTGTCGTTGTCGGCGCTGAAATAGAACGGCGTGGCCGGGCCGCCCTGCTGGTTGTAGAAGCCGATCAGGCTGTCGTAGTCAGCCTGCGACAGGTACGGTATTTCGATGTCGAACTCATACAGCGGGTACTGGTAACGCTGCGTGCGGTACTCGGCACCGGAGTCCGCGGCCTGGATGATCGTCGAGGTGATCGGCCGCTTCTTGATGTCCCAGCCGCGGCCGACAAAACCGCTCCCTGGCCATACGTTGTAGGACATGTCACCACCACCGAATGACGTGCATCAACGGAGCGAGCGCCAACAGGACGATGGCTAGGCCAATGCAGAAGCGCAGCCATGGCGAGAAAATCCCGTCGAACTGGATGCCTTGTTTGTTCACGGTCAATTTGCCCTTGGTATACTTTCGCAACGTCCTCTCCTGGTCCTGCAGGGGCGGAAACAGAAAGCCCCGGTCAGTTCGCGCTGCCGGGGCTTTCGTTTTGAATATTGCTTAGAATCAGCGTCTGCCGCCGCGTCCTATTGCGCGACGCGCTGCCTTGGTGACTGCATCGGGGTTACTGGTCAACATTCGCGTCAGGCTCTTGCCGTCCACGGCGCTGAAATGCAGGTGTTGAGTGATGCCAGCGTTGCCGGCTGCTGGCGCACCATGCGGCTGCATGCCGGCCGCGCCCTGCCGCACGAAGTCCGCGATGTGCGCAGGCAAGATCATTTCGTTCTTGTGGATCTGCGCGATCTGGTCGGCGGGCACGTTGTCCCAGCCGCCGGCGGCCGATGCGATCGATCCGAAGCCGGCGGCCGAAGCGGCCATTGAGGCGCCGAAAGCCGGGGCGCCCATGTCGATCGGCCACGGCGCGGCAGCGAACGACGCGGTGCCTTGGGCACCCGCTACGCCAGCGGCATCGGCGATCAGTTGCGCGGACTTGGTCTTGTCGGTCGCAATCGTGGTGGCTGTGGTGCTCGCCGTGGAAGTGGTGATTCCGAGCTGCGTCTGTATGTAGGCCGCGAGCTTTTTCACCTCCGCGCCGATGAAATGTTCCAGCACCTCGTTGACCAGCGACTCGATGATGCGGCCTGCGGCCTGCTTGGCCTGCTGCGCCATCGTCTCGTTGGTACTGCCACTCTTGAAGATCATCTGGTCGAAGCCCTGCACCATCGATCGGGTGATCTGGTTGGCGGCTTGGTTCCAGACTTGCTGCGTCTTCTCTGCCGCTTGCTGCGACGCCTTGGTCATCTCGTTGTTGACGGCATCCGATTCGTCCTGCCACTTTTTGGCATCGGCATTCAGGGCCTGAACGTTTCCCGGATCTAACGCAACCTTTGCACTGAGGTATTGTGCGTAGGCATTCAGCAGCTCCTGATCAATCTCCTTTTCGGTTGCGAGGTACTGCTGCGCAGACTCAGTTCCAGCTTTCCACGCAGCATCGTTTGCACGGCGCTTGTCATTCGCCGCTTTCTCAGCGCCATTTACAGCTAGTGCCTGCGAAGAAACTTCGTTTTCGGCCTCCTTCTTTGCCAGTTCCTCCTGCTGCGCTACAAACTCCTTCGTATCCTCCAGTCGCTGATTGAGCGCGGCGCGGAACTGAGCCGTATTCTGGCCTTCCAGTTGCTCCAGGCGTGCCATCAGCTGCGCATCGGTGGCGATACGAGCTTGACTGCCAGCCTGTTCTTCCGAGCGCTGCAGCTCATACTGCTGGATGACATCCTGCACGCTCTTGCGCGCGGCCTCGGTTCGCTGTTGCTGGGTCTGCTTCCAGGTCTCCAGTTCCTGCTGGTCGAGCTGCTTCTGCAGCTCCTGCAGCTTCTGCCACGCGGTTGCCTGCTGGGCGCTCCCCGCCTCCGAGGTCTCGTAGGCCTGCTGCCAGTAATTCAGCTCGAAACCGAGACGCTTGTCGTAGCTGACCTGCTGGTCCGCCTCCTGCTGCTTCAGTTGGTCTTCGAGGCCCTTGGTCGCGCCGCCCGCAGCGGACAGGATCTTGTTGACCTGGTCAGTCGTATCAACTTCCTGCTTCGAGGCTTGCTGCTGCGCCTGCTGCTGCGAGGTGATCTGCTGTTCGAGGTTCTGGCGGATCTGCAGCAGCCCGTTGATCTGTTCGATGTCGCCCGCGCTGACGCCGGTGGCATTGAAGTGCAGCGTGTTGCTGCTGTCCTGCGCGAAGGCGGTCTTGTACTTGTTGGCGAACGTCTCGATGCTGTCGTTGACGTTGTCGAGCTGCTGCTGCAGGTCGGGTCCGTTGAACAGGTTCTTGAAGTCGCCGGCGAGATCAGAGGCGCCGCGCTTCGCGGTCGCCCAAAAACTCGCCGTGCCGCCGCCAGCCTGCGCGAGCTTCTCGTTGTACTGAATGAGCGCCGCATTCAGGAGTTGCACCGACTGCGCGGTGGCTTCGGTGGTCTGACCACTCTGCTGGAGGGTCGCAATCGCCTGCGCTTGCGCTGGCGTGAGGAAGTGGAACTGCTGGTTCAGTTCCTTCAGCGCATGCACAGGATCATCGGCAAGCCGGCTGATGACCTTCACGGATTCGTCGACCGACTGCCCAGTGATGTTGCTCATGTTCACGGCCGCGGAGGCCGCGGCCTCGAAGCTGTCGCCCAGCAGCTTGCCGGAGCTGGCCACGCCCGTGACGGCGTCGCGCGCTTGCCCGGCGCTCGCGCCATTCTTCTGCAGCGCATCCTCCATTTCGCGCAGCTGATCGACGGTGTAGCCGCTGGCGCCTCCCGTTCCAATCACCGCCGCGCGCAGCTTGTTGATGTCGTTCGATGCGCTGAGCGCTGCGACAGCGATGCCCGCGAGTGCCTCAGCGACCAGTCCGGCCGGCGACAGCATGAACTGCAGTGCCGACGAGAGGATGCCGGTACGGTTCGCCAGCGTGACCGTCGAGCCTTCAAGGCGCGTGTAGTTGCCGCGCAGAAGCTCGCCGATCATGACGCCCAGCTCGCGCGCCGATCCGCCGGTGACGGTGAAAGCATCATTCACGGCCGCCTGCGTGTCAGCTGTAGCAACGGTGGCCACATTCAGGCGCGTTTCTGCAGCCTCAAGCGCCGCATATGCCTCCTCGAGCTGCTCCGTGGAGGCCAGGCCGGCCTGCTGGAGTGTGGCGACCGCTTCGCCCTGCGTGGCGAGCTCGGCCATCGTGGCCGTGTGCCCCTTCAGCAGACTGTCGAGATCCGTGAAAGCAGCCATTTGCGCCTGTACGGCGCTCGTGGTGGCGGCGCTCGCCTCCGCCATGCCCTCCTGCAACTGCGTGGAGTCTGCGGTGAGCAGGACGCGGATTTCGTCAGCGGAAACGCTCACAGGTCAGTCCTTCAGGGCAATGTCGAGCAGGCGCGCGTGCTCACGCTCACGTGCTTCGGGGGATATCTCAGGGGGTTTCACTGCAGCCGCGGCGCTGCCGTCACGCTGGAAGGGCGCGACCTTGGCCAGCACGGCGGTGGAGACAACGAGGGGCGGCCACTGCGCCCAGCGACGCGTGAGAGCGGTGTAGTCCGTCCACGTCAACCGCTCCCACACATCCCATGGAGCCCAACCGGCCATGGCGGCGATTTCGGCCACCACCTCGGCAAGGTTCAGCTCGCCGAAGGGGCGGCCGTCGCTTCCCCCGACTGCGCGCCATCCTTGGGTACGAAGCCGTTGCGAGAGAAGAACGCTAGCAGCGCGTCATGGGCGTTGCTCAGGTCCAGGCCATCGCGCACTTCATCTTCCGTGACGGGATCGCCGGCGCGCGTCGCCGCCACCGTGATGACTCTCACGAGTGCATCACGGTGCGCCGACTCGCCGAGCGTGAAGTTCTGCATCAGCAGGTTGATGTCGGCCTGGTGGTCATCGAGCTGCTTGAAGCTGAACGGCGCGATCTTCACCGAGCGCGTGGCGAGGTCAATCGTCTTGACGTTGCTCATGGCCTACCCTTACGCCGCTGCGCTGGCGTCGGAATTGAAGGCGATCACGCGCCCAGTCAAGTCAGCCATCGCCGAGAACTCAAAGTCCGGGATCATGAAGTCGTTGAGCTTCGTCGCGAACGACAGCTTGCTGCTAACGCAGCTGTACAGCGTCAGCGCCGTCCAGACACCGTTGTATTGGCCGGCCAGGACGAGCTTGAAGGTCGATGCGGCGCCTACGGGCTGGTTTGTGACCTGCAGCGACTGACCCGAGGCGCTCACCGTGTAGGTGTAGGTGATAAGGACCGCCTTCCCGGCATCCGCAGCCGCGAAGGTGTAGACGCCCGCCGCGACGCTGTATTGGCCTGCAGTGGGCCCGGATGCGACGGTCACCAGCGGAGTACCGTCCGCGAACGTAACACCATAGTCCTCGACGAACTCGGCGCTGTTCGTGACGGTGACTGTGTAGGCCGTTGCACTCGGAATCGATCCTGCCTCTGCGTACTGGAACTTGGTGTTACCAGTCGCCAGAACACCATCGCCCTGGAAGTACAGGTTCTTGTACAGGTTCAGATCGATGGAGGCAGCAGCAGCTTTGCCGGTGATCTTGCCGGCGCCCACGCCCACGGCTACGGGGTACTTGTTCTGCCCCTGCAGTTCCTTGGTGGTGTTGCTCAGATCGACCGAGCCGGATTGCAGCGTACCGAACTGACTCACGGCGCCAAGGCTGTTCTTGCCCACCATGATGCCGGTGTGAAAAACGAAGGGTGCGGACATGACTCTCTACTCCTCAGGCAATGGAGACGGCGGCCTTCACCTGCACACGCAGGCGAGCCAGTTCGTCGGTGGTGATGGGGGGGCGTCCGGACTTGGCGCAGGCGTTGAAGTGCGCGGCGTACCACTGGCTCACGGCCTCATCGGCTCGTGCCGCGCGAGTGGTTGCATCCGTCTGGATGACGGCATCGACCTTCTGTTCGAGCGTCTGGCTGGACGTGGGCAAAGCCCCGCCCTCCGCTTGCGCGGCTACGGTTTCGTCTGTCATGGGTGGTTACCTCAGAATCCGGGCACAACGATGCGGATAGGCACGATGGCTATGGCCCGGTCGCCAAGCACGCCCTCGAAGATTTCGATGTCGCCATCCACGGCGGCATAGGTGACCAGTCCACCAAGCGTGAACTGGCCGGTGATGTTGTTCGGCGCAAGCGCAGTCATCACTGCATCCACCATCGCGTTCAACGCAGTGGACGGCGCGACCGTGGGATCGGTCGAATACGCATAGAGCAACCAGCTCGCGTGCCATTGGCCGATGCTCGGCGCGGCGCCCTTGAACGACTGCGCCTGCGTGCCTTGCAGTTGGAACGCGGCCGGGAATTCTTCGGGTTGCACGTCCTGCACGTTCACCAGGCGACGGCTGCACGTCTTCCAGTCGTAGCAACCCTGCAGAACGCTGAACAGCGCCGAGAAGACCGATTCGCGCGATGGGCGGCTCATGGGAGGATCGCCTCTTTCACGGCGGCGCGAAGCTGCGCGATACCGCTCGGCGCTTGCTCACGGAAGCCGCTGCGCATGTAGCTGCGCTCCGGCATCGTGATGTCGTGCGGCTTCGTGCGTGGCAGGCTCGCGGCGAGGGATGACGCGTTCGATACGAAGAACGCCCGGCCGCCGAGCAGCTGGCTGATGAAGAACGCTGTGCCGCCCGGGTGGTGGATCGTGCCGCCGTATTCCTGGATGCGGGCATACGGCACGCCCGCGCCACCGCCGGCGCCCGCGCTCATTGTGTCTGCAGTCGCGGTTGTCGGTATCGGATGCACCGATCCCGACAACCGTCCCGACCGACGATTGAGCGGATTGCCCGAGAGCTTGTTCGCTTTGATGTAGCCGGCCAACTGCGTCGCCCACGCATCCAATGCGGACCGCACTCCTGACTGCACCTTGACCGGCATCTCACCCAGTCGGCTGATGACCTTCTGTGAGCCGATGATCTCGAACGAAACGGCATTCACAGCGAATTCCACCGCACGTAGGCTTGCAGCGCGGTCTTCACGAACGCCGGCATGTCCGATAGGTCGTAGCCCTGCGTCTGCTGACTGCCCAGCGTCTCATTGCGCTTGTCGAGGCGGCTGCGCTTGTTGAAGAGCCACGCCACCCAGAGCACGCACGCCTGATTCACATCCGGCGGCGTCGTGTCGTAGCCGCCCATGTATTCGATCGTGACGTTCTGGAAGCCCTTGTAGAACTCCTGCGGCCCCCCGCCTCCCGGACGGATGTAGACGACAGAGGCGTCGTAGACATATCCACCGCTCCGCGCATCAGGAGCCGGCGGAACGCTCTGGCCGTCGACCGTGACGCTGCTCACCACCGACACGGGGCCGTTCATCAGGTACATCTTCGGGCCGCATCCGCCGTTGCGCGTTTCGGTGTAGGGCGTCTGCGCAAAGACGCGGTTGCAGTACGACTCG